CATCTACTCTTACTGCAGTAGTACTTGGTAAATCATCACAGTTAAAGATATGTTTAAACGTTTGTAAATTTACTGTAGGTGCTGAATACTCTTCTGAATATAAATCTCTACCGTTAGAAGGTGCAAACTCTATAGTATACTGAAATAATTTATTTCTAGCTTCATCGTTATTATGCTGATAAGAAGTACTAGTAATAACTATCGGTACATAATTAGTACCTTGTCTAATATATACTTCAGGACTATCAAATATCTCTTCTAAGTAATTTGCAATAGTTTTACCTAACCAGTCGGTAGTAATTGTATAAGTATCGTTTATCTCCGTGTTATAGCTTGTCTCTCCTCCAGTTTCTATAGAATAATTACTAATTCTACTACTATAGTCTACTTTAGGTAGAGAAACGTTTTCTCTGTCTACCTTAGTTTTACGTTTTAACGGTTGGTATATGTCGTAATAGTCATAAAAACCAAATTGATTTATAAAAGCTAATTGTATGTATTCTGTATTTAGAGGTACTCTTAAACTATCTTCTTCTGAAGTAGCTTCTATTGTAGGATCTAAATCACTTTGAAATACTCTATTGTTGAATACATTATCTCTAATAAAGTATCTTGTTTCATCTAATCCTGGTAGGTTTATATCTATTTCGTTTACACTACCGCTTTCTATGTACTCTCTTATCTCATATTTACCTTCATCAGTATTAAGAACATTAGATAAGTTTTTAGGTCCTATACCCCAGGTAAAAAATCTTTGATTTGGAAACTCGAAGTCATAAGCTCCTGGTGATAAACTTGTAATAAACACTTGAGTTCTACTATCACCTGTATTTAAGAAACCTCGAAGGCCTACATTTAAAAGAGAAGGATAAGTAATTGTATTATTATACTGTGTTACTGTAGCATAATCTGCTTTAGTAAAGAACTGAGTATCTTCTATCCATCCACTTCCGAAATTCTGTGTAGGGTAGTTAGTAAGTAGATTGCTTCGTGGTCCGTTAGATATGCCAAAGCTTGCTGTTCTAAAGTTATATCCGTCATTAAGTAAATTATTTTGGGAAGGGTCTAAAGTACCTGGAAATACCTGTAAATAATTGTCGCTAGTACCGGGATAGACTGTTACTGAACTACTTATACTTGTAGAGTAAGCTTCACCGAATTTAACGTTAAAAGTTTTTACTGCATTGGTTGGATTACCTACATATGAACCAGTAGCTGAAGGATCTAAAATATATAGTTGATTTATTTTCCAATAGTTATCATAAGATAGATAACTGTTAAAAATAGGAGAAGGTTGAAACTCTGCCGTACCATCAGGGTTAGGTACTTGATATTGTCTAACTAATAACTCAGTACTACCACTAAGATATACATCCATAACATAAGAATATTGCGGATGAGATATATCACTACCCGAAACCTCGTATACTAATTTAGTACCGGTTACATTCGGATTAGTTGGTTGTGATAGTAGGGTTATTGCCATTACCTGTCATATCTTTGATTTGCGTATCTATATTGTATTGTATACTGGAATAGCTTTGTTCTATTGTTACTCATATTCCAACGATAATCTGCATTAGTTATAACTATAGGTTTAAAGTCACCATTTTCCTGTACAAATACTTCCGAACTATCTAACATTTGTGTTAACCAATCACTTTCTGCTTTAGAAATGTAATCGGTAGTTATTTCGTACTTATCTGTAAACTTAATATTGTATTGATCTGTACCTCTACGAGTTATATCGTAAGTACTTTGATAAGATGAATAATCAACGTTTGGTTTATCAAAAGAGTTTCTTTTTAAGTCAGTACTCTTTCTTTCCGGATTACCAACAGTATAGTAATCGTAATAACCGTAATTATTTACAAATACAAAAGTAGTTTGTTCGTCATTACAAGCTTCTTCTAACTCAAATGTAGTTAAAAGACTACTACCACTATCATATACTTTCATAAATTGCCAATCACTATTTTCAAAGTCATTACCAAATAAAGTACTGCCTGAACCAATAGCGTATTGCTCTATCTCATAATCTGCTCCTGTTAAAGCACCTGTATCTGTTGCACTAATAATATCTCCTGAAGCACTAACAAACTCTACTCTTAATTCTTTTGTACCTACTACGGAAAAAGGTGGAAGATACAAAGGTACTGTTACGTGGTTACCTTTAGATATCTTTCCTGTAGGTTGATCTGATAATAAATGAAAAGTATCATTTGGTGTATAGTTAAAAGAACCTGCATTAGGATCTACACTACCTAAGAATACCTTTATATCAGAAGTAGCACCTCCGGCATATACAGTAGTAGAACTACTAATACTAGTACCATAGCTTTCACTATAATGTAAAGTAAACTCTTTATATGAGTCTGTAGCTAAAGTACCTCCTGTAGTCTTCCAATCATTATCATACTCTAATCTATCGGCAAGTATTCTACTTACTTCTACTATACCTGTAGAGAACTCATTAGGGTAGGCATATAGTCTTGTTAGTAAAGTAGCACTGCCACTCTCTTTGACATCTACTACGTATTGGTATTGTGGATTGGTTGCAAGTGAGCTACTAATGCTATAAACAAGTTTTGTACCTGTTACGTTTGGTGATGTAGGACTTGCTAATACTGTTACTGCCATCTTATGCTGAAATTTTTATATCTTTTAATTCGTTGTTTATATTTGCTATAATGGTATCTATTCCGGCCTCACTTAATAATTCTTTACCTGTAGTTTGTAATACCGTTTGTATAGAAGGAGCTATGAATGGTCTAGGTTTAGGATCAGTACCTCTTTTACCAATCTTATTAGCTATTGCAAAAGCAAAGCTTTCTACAGACATTCCTTGTGGTACTGGTATCTTCTTAAATCTAATCCAGTCAATAAGAGGTTTAACCGGTGGTGGTGTACCTGGACGTCTACCATCTCCTTGATCTACAAATACTCCATAGGTAAGCATTGTACGTACTAGTTGATATTCGAAGTTTTGTTGTCTTACTTCGTACTCAATTGATTTAGCTAAATTACCAGTATAATAAGAACCGTTTTTCTTTAACTGTTCTGTCATAGTGGCTTTTAACTCGTCACCTAATCGTAATAATGCTTCTTCTATAGTCATTACTGAGGATAGTTACAATAGTCTAAGTTAAACGGTGTTATGACGTTAATGTTAGCTACCCATCCAAACACTCTATCTTGGAATGCTTCGTTAACAGGAGCTGAATTGTTTATTTGTACGTCATAGTATTGCTGTCTAGATGCCGGTCCAAAATTAAACCAAGCTACTAAATCGTATATATAAGTCTCTGTATTAGAAACTACATCTATACTATTACCTGCAGATAGTTTGGGTATATCTAAACTATACAATTCAAAGTTATAAGTCTTTACACGATCAGCTACAGTAGCCGATAATGGTCTCATAAAGATGTAAGGATATAATCTATCTACGGCAGAAGAATCTAAAAAGTCTATAGTACCTGAATCAAATGAAGCTACTTGTAAATGTGCATCTGCAGCTGCTTTCCAGGCATCTATAACGTCTCTATAAGTAAGGTTTACGTTAGCCATTATTTTATGTTTTCTATTTTTTGTTTATGTATCATTAACATACTAGCTATTTGATTATCGTTATACCCTTTACCTCTTAGGTCTAAGACTTTATCTCTCAAAGGATCTTCTTTAACAGCTACTTTCTTAGTTTTCTTCTTTTTTTCTACTTTAGGTACAAGTTCATCAAAGTTAAATGTTTCTTCCATAATTATCTTTTATATTGTGCCATTGCTTTCTTTTGTGCTTTGGCAAGTTCGTTATTATAGTCTTTATCTATCTCCAAATAATTTAACACCATCATAAGATTACAATCTGTTATAGATCTTCCGCCTGATATTTGAAGTACGTTGGACTTAGAGAGGTGGTAAATAGTCCCCCACCAGCCCCAGTGCTTTGCAAAAGAGTTTCCATCAGTACTTCCTCTTTGGCTATCATCTCCATCTTCGATATCTTCCCCTCCGAATATGCTATATTGTTTAAGTATAGACTTCCTGTGCTCAAAAAAAAACTAAGAGCACCTAAGAATATATGGATAGGAAAGTCTTTAAAGCTTTCTTCTCTATCTTTACGTATATCTGAGTCATAAGTTTCTATAGTATAATGATCAAATACGTTCTCTACCTTATTGTTTAACATTTTAATTTTTTGTTTAACAGCAAAAGATAGCGTCTTAAATTTATGCTTTGTGATAGGTCTATATAGTATAGCTGCTACCTTATGCATATTGTTTTCTAAGTCTTTACAAAGGTTTTCTAAGTCAATATATTCTCCAAGTGTTGCCTGTCTCATATGTGCATATCCAAGTAATTCACCATTCCATTCTATAATGCTATGAAACTCTTCTTTATGATCTGCAATCTCTGCAAATATATTTACTATGTTTGTAAGACTGTCCATATGCCATAATCTTACCTCTGACATAGGTCTACCGGTAATTTTAGATACTGTATGTACTATCTTACCGAAGTTGTTTTCATCCTTATAAGAGTTTATATCACAGTATTTCTCTATACTAATAAACTCAGGTACTTCTAATTTTAATGTTTCTGTCGCCATACTTAAATAAATATCTGTGTGTGCTAATAAAGTGCCTACCGTATATTTCCTCCAAAGGTAGGTGTTATCTTGTTGCTTTTGACTCCTGCTACTCTTATAGGACGTTTTTCCATAAACTTAACTCTGCTGTAGTTAGCCATCATAAGTGCATCTATATGGTCGTCATGACCTCCACCTATATGACCAAAAGACATCTTACCAGTAGGTGATAACTTATAAGTATATTGACCAAACTCTGTATGTAAGTCCGGACATAAATCATCACTAGGAAGTTCAATAGACATAGTCTCTATATCGTTAATTAGTTTTCGAACTAAATCTGTTTTATTATTTATGTTTGTTGTAAATGGTTTTACCTTTCTAAACTTATCTTTCATTAAGTCATAAGTACCTCTACCCACTCCGTTAATCTCAATATACCCTCCAACAACGTTATACCCTGTTAAAACATCGGTAAATCTTTTCGCTACGGTATTTAAGTCTGTATTCTTTAACGTTGTTATATTCAATACCTTTCCAATAGGAGAGATACAAACTAATACAGATGCATCTTCTGATAGGCCTGTATCGACACCTATATAAGTATCTTGTCCTCTTGGTTCTTCATACCTACCTAATATTGATACTTTATCTACGTTTACAAATACGTCATTAGAACTATCTACAAATGCTGCTTCAAATTCCTGTCTAAAGATATCTGGTGGTAAAGAACTCTTTGCTGTATCTATAAGTTCTTGTTTAATGTAAGGACAATCTTCTAACTTAAATCTTATACTTACAGTTTCTTCTTTGTTATACCAGCTATAAAAATGATTACGTCCTTTTGGTGTAGATATCATAAGACATTTTTTACCGTTAGGGTTAAGAGTAGGTAAGATAACTTGATCTATAGTCCTTTCTTTGATAAAGGCCATCTCATCTATAACTAAGTAGTTAAATCTAAATCCTCTTATACTGTCTGGACTATCACCGGATAAAAACTTTATAGTACTTCCGTTTATAAAAGTAATATTGGTTTCCATACGGTTACTACTTTCAATAAGTTCTTTAGCTGAACTAACTATTTGGTCAAATACGTTTTTAGCTTGAGAGTATACAGGACTAATCCATCCTGCTTTTTTATTTGAATTATCTAAAAGCCAATACAGTAGCATGTTTATACCAAGTAACGTTTTACCGCTACCCCTAGGTGCTACTACAATACCAAAAAGAGAATCACTAGCAATAAAACTATCAATAAACTCTTTTTGTTTATCATAAGGTTTAAATAATTCTACGTTCATTTATTCTTCCCCGAAAGATACTCTTATATCTCCTTTAATATCGGCTTGTATCTTTTGTATATCCTCTCCGTTATACTTCATTATCTGATCTATAGCTCTAGTTCTAATCTTTTCGTCTTCTGAAGCTAATGCTCTAGTTAATTCGTTTACGGCCGGACCTAATAACTTAGTTAATCTTTCCCTCCATCCTTCATCGTATAAGTCTCTTGACTTCATCCAATACTGCGTATACTGTTGTTCTGACTTATCGTTGTAAGTTTTATGACAATACTCTATCCAATCCTTAAACTTAAAAGGTTGTTCGTTTTCGAATCGTAAGGAGTAGCACTCCTCTACTCTCTTATTTATCTCACTATTTGGTAGCTTATCTCCAGCCATTCGTTGATATATTGTTTATATATTTTTAAATAAATAGCCGTTACTCACTAAAAAGGTGTTTATAGAGACGTGGTATAAATAATCTATCGTTTT